AGTTTTACTTTATTATCGAAGCCTTCATCCGTTGTATCCGTTATTGTATAATCTTCTATTGCTACTTTTATATTCGTACTGTATATGTCCTTATTGTTTAGAAATTTCCTTACAATTATAAATTGAAATGGTGTCTTATTTGTTTTTAGCTTTTCCAATATTCCTAAATAATACTTTGCTCCTTGAAATCCATTAGCATACATAGCAAACGGATATTTTGTGTTTGGAAGCAATATTTCAAATTCTATATCTGTTAAACCTGAATTTTTTAAAACATTAATTTGTTGATTGTTAATTAAATCATAAGTTTTATTCTTATTGTTTATTTTTAACTCCACTTTCTGAGGTGGGATAGGAAGAAGTACATTTCCTAAATAAAAATAATACGCCATAATTTCCTCCTCTATTCATGTATTCCATCACAAACATACTCTATCTACAATTCCGTCAATATCCTGTTCTCCATTTATACTGTTATTATTGTTTATTTCAATCGATAATGGTACAGTTGTAAATTTATTTATTGTGTCTCTTTCTGCTATGTCCCTTAGATATTTTAGATCTTCTTCTGCAATATCTAAACTGTTTCTTATATCACTTGTGTTTCCTGCCATACTGTTTACGTTATCTAATATATCTTGATAATTTGTTTTGTCTAAAGAATTTGGATCTAGTCCTTTTAATTCTTCTTTTGTTTTATTTATTATGTCTGAAAGCCTGAAATCTTTAATTTTATTTCCTAACAAATCAGCTGCTGCGTTCCATTTGTTGAGGTCAAGCGTATTTAGATGCTCATACTGCTTGAAGTTATTGTTTACAGCCTCCAATGCTTTATTTCTAACGTTGTTAATGCCGTCTACGGTCAAAAATGTATCTATATTAATTGTTTTTCCACCAAATACGCTTGATATTGTATTATAAGTTTCTATCATTCCTCTAAGTTTATTAATTATAGAAGAACAACTTTCTATTACACTAATTGCCATATCTGCAAATCCGATTTATCATACCTGTCAACATGTTTTTACTTGATTCACTTAATCTATTTATTACATCTATTGCTCCATTTGCAGTTGGAACTATAACATTGTTATAAAGCCAACCAAAATTTTTTCCAATTTCGGCTACTGATTTAGAAATAAAATCTCTAAAGCCTTCGCATTTTTCCCATAATATTATAAATACCGCAATCATCGCTATAATTCCTAGAACTATCCATGTAATTGGACAAGCTAATAATGCTGTATTAAATCCATATTGTGCTGCTGTTGCTTTTAAAGTTGCACCTTCGTGAAATTCTAATGCCGCTACCTGAACCCCTAAGGCAAATGTTTTTGCTGCTTCTATTCCAGTTGCTATTGTATTAATTCCATTCATCATTAATTGTGCACCATAGTATAACCCTAACGCTGTTATTATTCCTCCAATAATAGGAGCTATAACAGTCCAATTATTTCCAATAAAATCTGCTACTTGTTTTATTAAATTTACAGCTGGAGAAAGAAATTGAATAACACGACCTGCGACTGCACCAACTCTATTTAATACCTTTTCAATTCCAGAACCTACTTTAGTAATCATTGTTTGTATTGTTGGAAGTCCCGCTCGTTCTAATCCTCTATTTATGCTGTCAATTACATTCGTAATTCCTCTAGTAACTGCCGACTTCATATTTGCAATAGAGGTTGCAAATCCTCCTGTTGCATTTCTTGCTTGTTGCTCAAAACTTTGAAAACCATTCACTCCTTGTTCATTAAGTCTGATAAATGAATTCGTTCATGCTTACTTTGCCTGCTCTTAAATTTTCTCCAAGTGCATTTGCATTTACATATCCCATAGCTTTCGCTACTTGATTTAATTGAGCTGGCATCGCTGTCATTGCTGTTCTCCATTCCATCATATCAGGCTTACCTTTAGCATATGCCTGCGACAATTGTTCTAGTGCACTAGCTTGTATTTGTTGATTTCCTCCACCAGCAAGAATAGCATTATTTAATGCTAAAAACATTTGAGTACTTTTTCCTATATTACCATTTACACTTGTTAACCTTTGTACCGAACTAGCAGCATCATTTAAAGTTGTTGGAAGTCCTTTTAATTTCTCACTTAATATCTGCTTTGAAACGTTTGACTGTTCTTCGCTTATTCCGAGATTTAGCATAACTTTTGGATAATTGTCAAGTGTATCCATTCTTTCTATTGCGCTTCCTACTTGCCCTGAAATCAAACTACCTATTTTTTGAACAATACTAAATTTCATTAATGTTGATAGCAACTTACTAGCTGAATTATTAGCTTGTTCAAACCCTTCTGGCATTTTATGACTTTGTTCATTACTCTTCTTTATATTGTTTTCTAACTTAATAACATGAGCGTTTGCATTTGCAATTTCTTGTCTAGCTGTCTGAATACTTGCTGTATCTATTGCTTTGCCACTTGCTGTCTGTACTGCTTCAAAACTGTTTAACACTATATTTAGTGCATTGCTCATTGAGTGAAACGCAGGAGTCATTGCATCCTGCACTCTTATTGCTGTTGATATTGTTGCAATTTTAACCACCTCCTTCCTGAGCATAATAAAAACACCTACCTAAGTAAGTGCTTTTATTCCTTGACTTTGTTGTTCCGTTGCTGAAAACGCTTGATTTACTTTTAATCCGCCTATTGAACCTTTTCCATAAACAATGAAGTTTCCCATTCCTTTAATTGCTTGTACATCGTATTTTCCTGCTTTAATATCTTCCCCAACTATATATGTACCTGCTTTTAATTCAATATCTTGACCTTTTTCTTCTTCCTTATTCTGTATTGTTGTTTGGCTTGTTGTATTACTGTTAAAAGTATCTACTGCCTTATTAATAGTATTTACTGTACCACCTATCACACTAATCATTATTACAATAGAAATTATACCTAATACAAGCCCTGCAATGGCTTGTCCTAAACTTTTCTTTGTAATAATTCCTATTAATCCAAAGATAAATGCTAGAATACCTAGAATAAATGCTATGAAATTGATAAAAGGAATAAATGATAAACAAATTCCTATTATTCCTAACACTAAACTAGCTGTTGACAGTCCACTTTGATTATTCGTTACTTGTTCTGCCATATATGTTCCTCCTTTATATTTTTATAATAAAGGATTATATCATATTATTTTACAAAAAAACTACAATTTTACCTTTTTATTTCTTCTTGTTCCTTTTTTTCTTTTTCTGTTCTAATTTGTATACTAGCTATAACGTACACTCTTTCCTTATATGGTAAATCAAGAAATTCATGTGGGAACTTATGCAATTCTTGAAGGCAAAAATGTGCAATATTTGCTTCATAATCGCCTTCAAGAATTAGTTTTTTGCTTCTTCAACATCTTTCTCTAAATCATATCCGTTTATTCTTTGAATTTCTTCTGTTAAATCATCATATTCAGCTGGTTTTAACAAGTATTCTTTTAATAAATCTGCCGGGTTCATTACTTTATAATAATCTTGCAATTCTACTGAATTAAGATTTGGTTCAACAATACATTTTATTGCTAACATTTCTAAATACTTTGTTGTATTAAACCCTTGTTTTGCTTTTTTTCCTCTCCCTGTTATTTCATAACATTCTTTTCTTATTTCGTCATTTTCTTTTGCTGTTATTGTTTTTAATTTCCATGGTATTGGATTTCCTTCTTCATCTTTAAACCTTTCTGATGCTACATATTCAAAAATTTCTTCTTTTCTTTCTAACATAAATGCTTGTAAATTCATATTTTACCTCTTTCTAACCATTAAAATGGTCTTTTATATTTTTCTACTGTTTCATAATCACTAAAGTATCCAGAAACCTCTTGCTCAACAAAGTCCCCTTCGTCATCAAACATATTTAATAATACATCACCGTCTATTAAACAATTTTTATATATTTTTGTGTCTTTTCCTATTTTTGTTGTTGGATCATAATTTGTAACTTGGATATCAAAACGTGTCATAACTCCAGTATTTTTAAATTTTTCGCATATATCGTCAAAAATAGGTGTACACTTATATAGCTTCATTTTAAATTTTCCTTCTGCACCTGTTTCTTTTCTTCCTTGTATCATTCTGCCCAGCATCGGCACTTCTTTTGTTTTAATATTAAAATTTGCTTCAAAGTTTCTTGCCATAGCTGCTAAATGTCGATTGTTACCTACTGTTATATAAAGTTCCGCTTGATTTGTACTTGATACATAATCTTCTTTCATAAAATTATTCATGATTTACCTCCTATTCTACTACTACACTCATATATAATTTTTCTATTGAATTTACTGGCTGTATCTTACTGTTTGCTATTACTGACTTCTTATCTTTTCCTACTTCAACAGTAATTTCTTCTGAATTAAAATTTTCTATCGCTTGCATAGACTCATATTCTTTAAATATAGATACAATATCTCCCCATAAAGAAGTTCTGCCTGCTTCGTTATTTTGTATTTTTCCTAGATACTTTGTATTGAATATATTAGCGATATCTGTTCCTATTTGATCTAATACTCTAATTGTTTGATTTGATTTAAAATCTTCTCCTTTTTCACTCGTTGTATCTACTAAACTGTTTATATCTGTTAAGACTCTTATCTCATC